AAAATGGGTCTTGCCCAGGAAAAAGAAAATTCTAGATTCTTTGAAAGACAGAAAATTCGAAATGATGTCAATCTTCTCCTGCTCGAGAGAATCTTCCTCTATTCGAGAAAAATCTATTTCCTTAAAATCAATATTTAGGATATCAATGCAGGTGATGTGAATCCCCTTGTGAATATTGGAATTAATGTGAAGTATGATAAAGTCTAGGAACCGACCTAAAGACTCGATCTTTTTGTCCTCCCAAGACTTCATAGAGCCTAAGTAGCCTATCCTATGAGCTGTTCGATTTAAAAGCATATAAGTTATATGCAAACTCCAGAACGGAGTTTCAATAAAGTTAAATTAAGATCCGTCTACCTGCTCCCCACCAACATTGTTGTTGTAGACATAAGGCGAGTTGTAGACTTCACCATCTGCAGCATCCATGTTGAATCTAGCTCCCTTTTGGTTAAACCCTTTGTCTCCGCCTTCGACGAATTTGATGGTGCTAGGAACAACCTCGACTACATCCTCTTCCTTTTTGTTCTTAGTTTTAATCTGAACAAAATATTTGTAGTTCTTGTTGTCGCTGCTGAGAACAGCCTTTATTACCATTCCAATGATCTTCTTCTTAGAATTAATTGGGGTAGCAGAAACATAGTCTCCTACTTGGAACTGAGATCCTTTCCTATATCTAGGAACATTAGGATCGGGTCCAACGGTAACGGAAAGATCCTTGTAAGGCTTATAGGTAACTTTGAACACACCGTTAGCTCCTCCATATCCGTAAGTGTCACCAAAGACTCCAACGTCTTGAAAGAATTCATTTATAGGGATAATGTGCTTCAAATTGGAATTTATTTTCTCTATTTATCTAATTTCTTTTCTTTATTTTGTGAAATTAGATCTCTAATTTTAGTAGCCAGTTCATATTCTTCATTTTTGATGGCTTTTTCTAACATTTCTTCTAAATTTACAAACTCTTTGGTGGTCCCTTCGGGTTGGGAAATTTCACCAATTAGATTTATTCTTTGGGGGGAGAAGATAACTTCTATCTGGGGCTCCATCACAAAATTAAACTCTTCTGGATCCAAATCTTCGATCTCCTCATCGTCCATCTCCTCTGGATAGTGCACATCAACATCCCAGTCGTCGCTGACCCAGTAGATGATCCAATTACCGTAGCTCAACTGAGGAATGTGATTTTCGATTGCATGCTTAAGAAGAGCCTTTAGCTCGTTTTTAAAGTCGTTCTTTGTTAGACTATCACCAAAAGGCTTTTTCTTAACCCCTGGAATAATCTCATTACCTGTGCCCGTTCCTAGTTTAAGAACTTTATTTATTTCCAAGATGGAGTCCCAGTCTAAACTCTGGAGAACTTTGTCCATCAGCTTTGAATGCTCTTTCTTCATTTCTTATATATTGATCAGTCTTTTTCGATGGATTTTAGCTGGGTTGAAATCTCTTTGATCCAGGACTCGTACTTTTGGGGGTAGAACTTCTTTAGATCTGAAATCTCCCTTTTTGAGATCTCAAATCTCTTCATGATGAAGAATTCTGCTTCCTCGTAGTCCGAAAAATCTATCTTCTGCTCTTCCTTACCTTCCTTCTTCTTGGTCTTTGTAAAGATCCAAGAAGGGGACTTAGAGTAATAGTTAGACATTGTCCCGTTCCACCAGTCGACCACGGGCGCAGGAGAAATCTTAGTGTGATTAAATTGGTTGGCTTGAATTGGCCACTGGATGGACATGATGCGATTGATCATGAAGAAGTTCTTCACCTTGTCGTTCTTCCCGACTTCTTCCCAGGCTTTACCCTTCTTGAAGATGGTTTTAATGACGTCGAATAGTTCCATAGTTAAAAGTTAGCAAAGGGATCAAAGGCCTTTGGGACAGACGGTTCTGTCGCCCAATTTGTTCCTTCTAGAATCTTTACTCTGTCTATAGTGACATTCCTCTTGGGAATTTCAATTCCTCTTAAAACTTCAGCATCGCAAGATTCTGACACGAAGTCCGGCATGACCTTTCTATCTAACCACATTAGAGTGTAGTTTCTAAGAAGATTAGAAGACACTTTTTTTCTGTTGTCGGTGTTGTCTACGTCCTTGAGAACTCGAAGGATAAACCCAGACACCCAAGATAAGAACTCTTCAGACTTTAACATCTCGGTAAAAGTTGTTCCTTTCCACTCTGACTGATTTAAGGATTCCATGATCTGCTCTGCCTTCTTTGGAGAAATTCCATTGAACTTTCCATTAGGGGTTTTTACATACCAGACTCCAGGGACGGCATCCCCTTTGTCTCCGGTTAACATCTTATTGAAGACAAAGTCTCTTCGAATGATCTCTTCGACTTGAACCTTCTTTAGGAATTCTTTGATCTTTTCCTTATCTGGGGAAATTGCGGCAGTCATATCGAAGATGGAAACAGATTCCACTTTGTTGACCCAGTTGTCCTCCCAGTCCGGAGGAACTGCAAGAACATTGTTCTTAGAGTTATTGTTCCAGATGATTGTCCAGCCCTTCTCGTTGTGTCTAGCCAGCTGGTGCATGTCTTTATCTCCGCTGATGATGATGCAGTTCTCTCCGATTGAATTAAAGTGCTCAGACCAGAAGTAAAGAAGATCATCGCCTTCTGCACCTTTGACTTTAGAAAAGACAAACCCTTGGTTCTCCAACTGATGTCCAAAGTCAGACATTAGCTCGAAGAAGATGCTCCAGTCTACAGTCTCGTCTTTTACTCGGTTGGACTTATATCCACCATCTTCTATTTCTACGTCTTTCCTCCACGAACGGCTGTCGCAGGTGAAGACCAGCCTTCCACCTTGGGGAAGGAGTCTAAGTCCAGCACACAAGTCCGTAGCAACCTTACGGATGAACATAGACTGTTCTCCTTTGGTTCCTAGAACCTCTGCTGGGTTCTTAACCCCGAATCCGCCAAAGACTCCAAACGTCTTGTGGAAAATATAGTTCCCGTCTATTAAAATGTTAATCATTTTCTTTTCTTACATATAAATATACGTTCCCGAGGTCTCCAATATCCGTGAAGTTTGGATCTTTTATTTCAAAGTCAAAGTCGGTAAAATCTCTAAAGTCTGAAAAGTCTGCTTCGAGTCTTCTCTTGACATCGTCTGCATCTCTTCTGCTCTCCAACCTAGATCTTCTGGTCTCCTCGTCAATATTGAGGTAGAGAATGGTAGATTCTTCTCTGTCCTCCGGCTTTAATTTTTCGACTCCCTTTGGAGTCATAATGAATAAATTAGCCGAGTAAAACTCATTTAAAGAGGTTCCGTAAAACCAGCTGTTAAAAAAAACTGCCTCGTAAAAATCATCAGCCATCGAGACAAGTCTCGAACTTTCTATAAACCAATAGTCCTTGCCGTTCTCTTCCCCTTCTCTGATTGGACGAGTTGTGTGGGAAACGCAATATTTAAATCCACTCTCTTGTAGCATCTTTCTGAGATGATCCTTCCCAGATCCTCCCTTTCCTACTATAATTAATCTTTTTTTATTCTCCATCTTGTTGTTTATTGTTAATCTAATTTTTATTTAATCCATGTCTTTATCATGACCACTAACTCTTCCCTCTTTAGAATCTTCTAATTCTTCTAGTTGTTTTTCTAATTTACTTATACTACCCCAGATAATACTTGCATTAGGGTCTAGTTTCTTAATCTCAGCCACCAACTCTTCTTGCTTACCTCGACTGTAATAACCATGTTCTATGTCATCAGCTAAGTCTTGTAAGTGCTTAGGTGCTGAGATACTAATCCTTAAGTCATAGTCCTCCCATTTAGTCTTATAATCAATAAAACGCATGCCCTTAGTTAGTTTCCGGTGCAGGTTATGTAAGGTCCAGTTACGAACTCTAACAATAGATTTATCATTGCCAAACACTTCTAAGAAACGTAAAAACCACTTAGGACATAGTTTATGCCTTCCTTCATAATCCATTGCTAATACTAATGGAAGCAATGCTTTAAAGTATGGACCGTCCTCATTGTAAGGTACTGAACCTAAGTAGCTATACTTCTCATGAAAGTCTTTAGGGAAGAAAATGTATCGTAGATCATCTAATTTAATGTCACGTGTATAAATCATTCCTTTGTTCCTTCCTTTCCAAAACAATATACCATACTTGATATTATCTAAACGTTGTTTCGTTGTAGGTGGAGTGTAAAATTTACTATTTTTATCTATTTTCATAATGGTTCTATTTGAATTAATATACGGTCTGTCTTATTTCCAGAGGGCTTGAATCAAGATAATCAGCAAGGAAAGACCTATACAGATTCCGTTCTTGGTCGTGATAGTTTCCCCTAAGAAGACGTGAGTTAAATAGGTAAAAACAAATATGCCAACTGAGAACTGAATTAGACGATACGACCAAGCGCTGCCGAAAGAATCCATTCCGTATTTTGCTGCAAAAACAAAGGCGAAAGAGACAAAAGATCCAATGATTAAAATGTTAACCCATAGATTATTTCTCATCCACTCGAATCTAGCTTGAGCAAACTGCTGAAACCAGGCTCCGGATTGACCAGCAATTATTAGTAGGACCGAAAGGAGTGCTCCCTTATTCATCGTCCAGCTGGATCTCCTCTTCCGGAATCTCCTCCTGAACAGTATCCTCTGTTAAATTTTCTAGATACTGGAACTTGACTTCGGCTTTTTCCAAGTTAGGACAGGACCAAGCCCACTTTCCAAAGTCTTCATTGGCGGGGAAAATCTCCCTCTCGTTTAACTGGATCCCGAAGACGACCTTGGGTTGATCCACTTTGATCTTAAAGACCTCGTAGGCAGCAATGTATCCGTCTTCCGCATCTGTTTGTTTATAGATTAGAGCTTTATTTCCTCTCTTTTCTAGATTATAGAAGAATCCTTTTCTTCTGATTATTTCTGGTAGTAGTTCCATTAGTCGATTAGTTTTTGAATTTGAAAAAATAGAGAAAGTAGAGAGACCACAGGATCAATTACTGAAGTTCTCTGAGCTTGATGTGAAGCAACTAATACAATAGTAGAAGGGATAATCTTAGCCTTGTCTGGGTGATTCTTTACTATCCAGTCGATGAATTCTCCTCCTAAAGAAGTCATAACATCATCAACCTTAGTCGAATACTGGCCAACAAGCACTTGATAGTTGTTTACCGGATCTTTAGAAGTCATTAACATCTTATAGAGATCCTCGTAAGACCAGTTTGCTTCTTTAACCTTAGCCAGATCCAGCTGGGTTACCCCTTCAATGGACCAGGATTGGATTCTATTTAAAGCTGATCTAAAATCTGGAAAGTAAGACTTTTCAAATGCGGACAGAGAGTCATCGTCGATGGAGATTCCAAGTTTTCCTAGAATTAATCTTACTCTAGATCTCCATTCGGTCTTAATGATCTCCTCTTCTTCTGAGGTAGAAGGGTCAAAGTTAATGACCTCGAATCGACTCTGGATTGCATCTGGGACCTTATTGATGTAATTGCACGTAGCAACGAATCTCGTGTTGCCTGCAAACTTTTCGATCGTTCCCCTTAGTGCTTTATAGAATTGATCCGAAGCTCCGTCAAACTCGTCTAAAATGACTACCTTCTTAGAGGATTTCCCGTCCAATACCGAGATATTAGAACAGAAGTCGTTGATCTTGTTTCTGATCGTATCCACTGAACTTTCGTCTGATACGTTGATGAACATATGGGGAAGATCCTTGGCTAAAATTTTAGCGAGTGTTGTCTTTCCACATCCGGGAGAACCTGCCAAAAGGACGTTTTGGTTCAGTCCTTTGTCTTCAAATAGGACACGAATTCTCGGAGGGAGAATCATATGTCTTATTTCTTTCGGTCTTAATTTTTCTGTTAATAGATCTTGGATCATAGGTGATGATTATAGTGTTCTGGGGGTCGTTAGTTTCTGTTTTTAGAACATACTAGACATATCATCTGGAAGATTTTTATCGCTTCTGATTTCGATGAAGCGGGGTAAGAATAAACTGCGTCCCCCGAACTTATCTGTGATGGTCTCGTTGTACTGGACTGCTGTTATTCTTCCTATGAGATCGTCTGCATTCTGACTCAGAGACTTTAGATCTGCATCTGTGAATCCAGATCCAATTCTAACCTCCAGAGTTCTACTTGCATCTGTGCAGATTAGTCCTCCGATGTAGCCTTCCCTCTTGCCCTCTCCAGGGTACCATCCGACTATTTCTAAATCGCAGTCTTGGATCTGCTTTAGCTTCACCCAATTTCTGCTTCTCTTGCACTCATAGACATGATTTTCTGGCTTTAGAATTACCCCTTCACCCCCGTTAGAAATAATTACCCCGTAGATGGCATTAACCTCTTCCATTGTGTCTGCTACCCACTGGCGGGCTAGTTTAACCGGTCCTTCCGAATTAGGGAATAATCCAAAGAGGAACTCCAATTCCTTTCTTCTCTTAGAGAATAAAGTAGTTCCTTTTCCCGATTCTAGAACTTCTGCTTTTTCCAGATCGAATACGTGGAAGATAAATCCCTTATCAATGTCGTCAGGGGCAGTTCCCTTCAGAATTTGAGTTACCTTTCCTGAGACAGACTTTCGGTTTAAGTCGGTTAGCTCGCCATCAAAGAAGACTTCCCCGACGATGTTTGCCCCTTGAAGCATCTTAATTAGTTCAGCTTCAATTCCCGAAAGTTTAGCCTTATCCAACTCGTTGAAAGCCCTTGTGTAGAATTGGAATCCGTTTCTATTGCCTTTTGCTATCACACGGACACCGTCATATTTCTCTTCGCAGTAGATCTTATCCCATCCTGCAACTTCTTTCTGGTCATCAGATGCTAGCATCACCGATGGATCAGGAATTAGTTCTCTGCCTACAGTCTTATTGATTAGTTTGGCGCCAATTCCGATATTCATCCTCTTGGTGAGGATCTTCATTAAAATAATCCTAAGGTTGATGTCTTCTGCAAGGTCTTCCTCTTTGATTGTGCAGTTGATGAGGTGATTTGCTCTAGACCTAAGTGCGTCGTTTGCTGCAGGAGCTTTTTTTAGATCCTCTATCAAATCCTTAAAAGTCTCAAATCCAGGAAATTCCTCCTCGATGATCTCGTTAGACATCTCCAATTTATGAAGCTTTGTCGTGATAAAAGGATTAAAGCAGACGTCTAGAATGTAGAGCATCTCTTCCGATAGATTATCGGAAATTAATTTTTGTTTTTCTTTCTGTGATCCGTTCCCAGTTAGGGACTCGACGGCTAGTAGGACTCTGAGTTCTTTTTTCATGTAGAGGATATCTTACATGAATATACGGTCTAAATTAAAGGGTGAATGATTCTTCCTCTTTTTTTCCCTCTTTGCCTTCTTTTTTCTTAGCTTTTTCTGCCTCTTTTGCCTCGTCCTCTTTGTAGACTTTATTCTTATCAAATTCGTCTTTGGATAAAGGAAGGAACCTTCTGATTAAGAAATCTTTATCGAAATATGGTTTTTCCTCTTCACCGACTTTCATCTTTATTTCCCCTAGAGAGGTAACAAAATCAGTTGCTTTAGTTAGGTGGGACAGATCCAAAAGTTTCGAGAATTGATTCTCGCTATAGTAATCCAGGCCAAGATTAGCCTTAAAGCTTCTGTCTTTAGAGAGTTCGGGGAAATCCAAACACATCTGAATATAGAGAGGTTTAACTACTATCTCTTGGAAGATAGATCTAAGTCTAGTTAAGAATTTTTCAAATCTGATTTCGTCTCTTTCAAGCTGATCGATCGAGATTTGATAGTTAGCAGGAGCTGCTCCTCTGCCTGCAAATCTTGCATATGGAATTTTAGAATCCATCTTCAGCTTATTGTAGAAATAGATCACATTCTCCATTACGTTAAAGTCTGGACCATTTGCGTTCAGAACATCAATTTGTGGGGACTGCCCGTCTTTTTCTGGGAATAGATAGTTCTTATAGAACTGAATCTTTGGAGTTCCGTTCACTAGAAGTTCCCCCGATGTGTCATTAATACTAACTTCTTCCTTATAAGAAGACATCAGCTGACCCAGGGTTTGCATTGCTTTCTGTTGGGATTGGGTTCCGACAGGAATGACAAACTTCAATCTATATGAAGCATTCATCACGTTCCAGATTACTCTGGTGTTCTCCATTACCCTTAGAATGTTGTAAGATCTAATCAGTCTTTCAACGTAACTAACTCTAGAAATAGAATTTCCTTTGGCATAAGAGATATAGATGATCTGCTCAGATTTTAGTTTTCTAGAAAGCTGAGAATCTTTTGGGTACTGAATCCAAATCTGCTCGAAAGACCCATCCGGAGCTTTCTCCGTGTGAGGCTGTAATGAGGTAGGATCAAGTTCTTTGAATCCGACTATTTTCTTTCCGTCTGTAGAGTAAACAATCTCAAAAGCAAGAAATCCATCAATTAAGAATTGTTTGAATAGCTGCCAAGCTAGGTTGTTCTGCTGGAAAGCATAGAGCATGTAGATCGTTTTGAAATTCTCATAAACTTTGTCTATAATCTTATCCTTTAGATCTATAT